CGACTCAGGGCACGGAAAGACCCAATGGTCAACGTTCTTAGCCTCTAGGTTAGCCGTACAAGGGTATCAAGGGCTGTGGTTCCAAATGGAGGATTATGACGTAAACACGGCTACCCAGTTAGCCCTACAAGCGGTAGCTCACGCTGATAACGTGCGCATCGTAGATACCACCGATGACATAGACGAAATCAAACGTCTGTGCCGTCTAGCAAAAATTGAGGGCGGTCTTGACTTCGTGGTCATTGACTATATTCAAGAGGTATACGCCCAAGGAAGGTTCGATTCGAGAACCTTAGAGATTAACTATGTAACCAAGATACTAAAGCAGATAGCAAAGGAACTCAACGTGTTGGTCATCGTACCTAGTCAAGTAACCATCTCTGAATACAACCGTTCAGGGTGGCAACTAGAGCCTAAGTACAAGGACGCTCAATGGGCGCAAGTCATCAAGAATGTAGCTCATTGTATGACCTCAGTGTTCCGACCTAACATGGTTGAGTCCCTTATCCTGATGGATGGGTTTGGTGACCTCAAGGTCAAGGGCTGGAGGGACGGTGACGTTCATGCCTATGAGAGTGTGTTCGTTAAGGTTGTGAAAAGCAGGCGAGGACAGCTCACTCATGAACGCATTAAGCTGTTACACCACAAAGACCTAGGGCTAAAAATTTAGTTATTGACTTTCTTCACTCACTCATCTATATTTAAACTTCAACTATAACTTAATCAAAGAAAAATGGCGACAATTATAAACGCTTCAATAGACGTAACAAAAATCCCTAAAGACGCATTAGTAACTGGTAAAAAAGGCACGTATGCCAACGTTACTGTGTTCATTAATGATGAAACTAGGTTTGGAAACAATGCTAGTATTGCAATGAGCCAATCGAAGGAACAGCGAGAGGCAGGAGAATCAAAAGTATATTTAGGTAACGGACGTGTAGTGTACACCGAAGGAGCCGTGACCGTAGCGGAACGGGAAGATGCCGATGCTCCAGCAGCAGCGGTTGAGGCAGCACTGCCCTTTTGATAAAGACCCGATTCTACGCTACATAATAGAGAAACTATTCTGGTAGTGTATTTTCATTAGTATTCCTTATGAATGGAGGGTGTGACAGACCCCATTCTTTTTCGGTAGGGATACCGATAACTTAACTTAACTATATTTATAACTTTTTAGTTTTTCGTTTAAAGTTATAGGCATGGTACTGTTAGGATGATATGTTGTTGAGATTAGGTAATTCCATTTACTCAACTATTTGGTTTTTGATGTAATCGACTACATCAGAATAAAGGAAGAGGGGGCTTGTGCGAGCAACGCCCCTTTTTTTATTGGTATTGATATTTTGGTGGTAACTACCTAGATTTTATCATTTAACTAACAAAATGCGTATGTACTACGATTATTTTAGCATTAAAGAATTCTTGGTGGATAGGGTCATGGTTAATGTTCCAATCCACGTAGTTGATAAAATAGAGAAGCACCACAAGCCTATAATTAATCAGATACGGCACAAGATAGGTCAACCCATACAAGTATCCCAGAACTCAGGGTATCGCTCGAAAGATTGGGAATTGTCGCACGGTAGGAGCGGAACTAGCGAACACACCTTTACTGGGTTAGGAGCCGTAGATTACACGTGCGCTAACATAGAACTGTTACTAGAGGAGCTCAGAGCGTCTGACTACAAACGCATCTGTTACTATCCAGAGCAGAAGTTTATACACTGCGACCATAAAGGCGACAGATACCACGAATTTGAAGTAGATGAGGACGGAAAATGGCAATACAAGGGCGAAAGAAAATAAAAGCGGTTACTATAGATAACCGTAGCGTGCCTCAAGGTAAATTACAGACCGTTAAAGAAACTAAAGCACCCAAGGTAATACGCAGAAAAAAGGTATTGAGTAGGGAGCGTATCGTTCCTATCATTGATTTCACTGTATATTTAATTAACAAAAGAGCCGTAACTATGACTTGGACTTGGTTAAAATCCCGACTAAAAGAACCCTCAACGTATCAAGGTGTAACTGCCATAGCTGGAGCTATTGGCGTGAGCGTACAGCCTGATATGTACGAATCCATTGCAGCGTTGATGGTAGCCATCATTGGTGTGATACAGACCATCAAGAAAGAGAAGCCTGAAGAAACTCCAAAATAATGACCCTTGAAGAGATTAAGGATACAGTCAAGAGTAGCCCCTACTCCATGGTGGACTTCTCAAAGCACGTTGCTGTCTACATGGGCGTGGACTGGTCAAACAAGTTCAAGGAGCGAGTCTATCAGATTCTCTCCCCAAAGGGACATGGTAAGCCCTCCGAAGACGAACTATCAGCGATGGTGTTCTGGTGTGAGGTACAGTCAGACCCACACTGGTACGCACACAGATACTACCAATCTAAAGACCTACCTAAAAAATACCTCTTGCTAAGGGATTGGCTTACTGGTCGAAGAAGCTATAATCGCCTACAAGCCAAAAATATGCTTGACTATATATCTCGACTTCTGTAGATTGTGGATAATATAACACAATTAAAGAATAAGGATACAAATGATTATAGCAGATTATATCATTGAGCACGTAGCCGAAGAGACAGGCATCACTAAAAAATTAATAAAGAGCAAGTATCGACACCAAGAAATAGTAGATGCGAAGCAAATTGTAGTGTTCGCACTGAGCGAGCTTGGATTTACGCAAAAATTTATTGCGAAACAGTTAAAATACCGAGACCACACCACTGTGAACCACCTAATAAACCGAAGATGCTTCAATTCGCACGAGAATCGCCTGAGAGCCACGCAAGCTGTAAAGGCATACTTAGATATGGCTTTGCTCGTGAACTCTTGTATAAAGCGAGATTTGGAGCGAAAAATTTCTGAGGAGGGCTAATTTATGGAGATTATAGCAGTTTTGTCCTTATCTATTACAACTGGCTACATCGGCTACATTTTTGGGGCGAGCATGCAACAAATAGAAGCCTCAGAGAAGTCAACCACTGAGGCATTTAAGGAAGGATACATAAAAGGGTATTTTGATGGGCACGCTCGTGCCGCCAAAAAAGAAAAGCCCTACTATGAGGACTTTCCAGAGATGGGTATAAACTAGCCTTTCTTACTGCGACCAGTTTTTTTCATAAAAGCCATTCTTCCGTTCTGGGCGTTTGGCTTTTTCTTTTTGTTGGGGTCAGACTTCTTCGACTTGTTCTGGTACATCATCTTGTTGATTTTCCATTGCGTTTTTGTACCCTTGAATCAAGAATACGGTTTCGTTTAATTGTATTTCGAGTTTAGCTTTAAAGGCTTCTAACTCTTTTAGTCGTTCTTCGTTCATACGTGTTTGCTCGCTTTATGTTTAAGGTTGCCCAAATATAACTACCAAGCCAATCCTTTCAAAGTCGCAGGATTCTTTTGTGCTTCGATTTGTGCCGTTATACTTGATTCAACATCTTCTTCGCCTACTTCAGCTTTAACCCAACCAAGAACGATTTCTTCGGTTAAGTCATCAAAAGCGATGTAACCCTCTGAAGATGCGTCAGGTTGGAAAGAGCAAGAACCGTACCGTCTGCCTGAATAAGACAAATCTTCTACCGTTTCGGTATGCGAGCAATCCCAATGTGCCGTTACAACCCCTTTGTCAGAGTCGTTGGTATATTCTAGTGTGTTAATTTTCCAGTTCATATTGATGATATTATAAAGGCTAATAGTTGATTGTATCGGACACCAAGACGAGTTTGTCCTTCCCCATCTTCGTTTGTCCAAGTTGATTGGATAAACATTCCGTACCGACCTGCATCAAGTCCTTCATCGGTAAACGCTTGCTCAAGGTCTTGTGCTATGATACCGAAGTGAATACGAGCATCATCCCCTTTTTCTTCAACGCTAGATGTCCATCGGAATTTTCTTAATAAGGTCTTGGCTTGTTGTGCAACTCGTAATTCGGCATCGTTTAGTTCTTCAATGTCTTGCTTTTCGTTACGGTCAGATGTTTGAATTGTTCCGTTTGTGGCATAAATATCTTGAAACCTATTACCTGACTGACCTAAGTCAATAGCGTTATCCCTTCCTGAACCATTATTGTTTGATGGTCTGATGGCACTTGATGTGAATGTAAGTGCTACATTGTTACTTGAGCCAAGTGTCAAAAGCCCTGCTATTGCTCCAATCTGCCCGACTGTTGTGCCGTCTTTTCGGAAATTTATCAAATCACCATCTGATGTGAGTCTATTAACAAGTATAGGATAGCCACTATCCCTAGTAAATGCACTTCTATCATCAGGAAATAATTCTACACCTTCGCTAGCTATTGATGATGTAGTCTTACCCACTAATACGTTACCTGAACTATCGATGGTCATGCGTGGTGTTAAGGTTACAGATGTTCCCGCAGTTCCACTTGGAGCATTATACCATTTATGTGTTCCATCGCCTTGTCTGTAACTTGTAGCAAAATCACTACGAATATAATCGCCATCTTGAGCAGTAATATTTTCATTTATAAATAAATTACCATTTATTGTAGGATTATAAGCCCACATAGAAGCAGTAGCACCTAAGCGTAAAGCTGAATAATCTGAATTATTAGCAATGTTTGTTGTACCAATCCCCACGTTACCGCTTTCAATACGCATCGCTTCCGTGAAAGAATTTGCCTTTTGTGTTGAAAAAACTAATGCTCCATCAAAAGTACCACCACTATTATCAGTAGTAAGTCCTTCAACCCTTGCAAATGTTCCACCACTAGCATTATCCCTAAAATCAATTTGACCTATTGCATCACCATCATTAGTTGTTGTTTTTCTTGATAAACGTATTACAGATGGAGCAGAAGCAGTTTCTAATTCTAGTTGAGCATCGGGCGAAGTCGTACCCAATCCAAGTCGTGCCGTGCTTGCATCCCAATAGAAGGCTTCGTTTGATGAAGTATCTCGAAAGGATATATCGCCACCACTATCGATGCGCATGCGTTCAGAAGCATTTACTCTAAAATCCATAAAATTAGATGCGTTACTATATATTATAGCACCTGCATCAGTATCAGTAGTGGCATCAAGTATGATGTCCATACCACTATTTACAGTATCAATTTCAAAATTAGTGCCTTGTGTTATTTCAGTAGATTTTCCCGTGCTTGTATCCTGAAGTCTTAATGTAGCTATTCCCGCTCGTTCTATTTCTAAACC